CATCTTCAATCAACTCAGGGTGATTAATCGCCAAGTAAGAGTAGATTGATTCGTTTTTACCTACACGAATTCTTCTTAAATAGAAGTCATTATGCCAAGCGTGGATTCCTGATGATGTTCCCAATACCAATGATGAAGTACCGGATGGTTTAACTGTTGTCGTTCTTGCCGATTTGTTAATACCAATAAGATTTGCAACTCTTTCGTTTTCTTCTTTAACCATCTTAGCCGCTTTTTTCATATCATAACCTAAAACAACACCTGAACCAATACCTGTCATACCAACACCAATAAGTGCGTCTTTTTCAGTTGTTCTTTTCCAAATGTCTCTTAAATAATGGAAGTCAGTGTATCCCGCTTGTAATGTACCAATAAATGCTGCCGCTCTAACTCTTTTTTCAAAATCTTCTTGTGATTCGATATCTGAAGCATTTACCTCACATAAGTTACAGAATTGGAATGGTCTTAGTGCGATTTCACAACATGGGTTAGTTCCCCAATCTTTATCGTTTGATAAATAAATTCCTGGTTCTCCCGCCCCTGATAACTCAATACGTTTCCAAAGATCCATAAAAAATTCTTTAGTGATTTTGTGACGAAGAAGTACTGCCGAGTTATTTGCTCTACCTCTTTGTGCGTTTTGTTCCCACCAATTTCCTGACTTACAAGAAATCATTTCTTCATCATCCGCCGAGAATAATGAAATAAGTGCGGCTCTTCTGATACCACCAGCAAGTACCGCATCTGCAATATGACATACGATATCGTGAGTTTCGATCGGTGTTAATTTTTCACCGTCTTTTTTGTTATCCAATACTTTTGTAATATTGTGGATACAATCTTTTAATGGTTGAGGTCCCGGTGCTTTCCCTCCTGATGTTACAAGCATCGCACCTTTTTGTCTGATATCTGAAAAGTCAAATGTAGGTGTTGATGATTTATAACCTAAGTACGATTCCATTAACACTTTAATAGCGTCTGCCCACCCTTCAATAGAGTCACCAATTAGGTAACGTCTTGTTCTTTCAGGGTTTGGTTTTTTAATATCTGGTAATTTTTCAACGTGGTGTTTTTGAACTGAGTAACCAACCCCTGTCCCACCTAAAAGTAAAAACATAGTTTCAGAAAATGAATCTACGTGGTCAATTGGCATATAAGCACAATTATAAATTCTGTTTGGTGAAATCTCAATTGGTTTTCCACCGAATTGTAATGATCTCATTGATGGTAATACTTTCTTGTCGTATACCATTTTATATACCTCCTCTATCTCATCTTTAATGTTGGGGTATTTTTTTTGGTGCATTTCTTTGTTTCTTGTTACCAGTTCTTCCCAAGTCTCTCTCCTGTTCAATTCAGGTTGAAACTTAGCGTATTTCATAAAGACAGTAATGTCACTTAATATTTTTTGCGAAATATCCATTTTATTCAAATTTAATAATTTATTTTAAGATTCTTGTTGTTCTTTTTGTTTTTTTCTCTCTAACAGTTCTTTTATTCTGTTACGATTTTTTTCTTCCTTTTGTTCTTCATGACCTAAGAATGTCACACTTTGTTCAGTATCAATTTCAAGCATTCCATTATCAAACTTACAGTTTTCAAATATGATACCGTCCTTTCCAATTCTTGACTTTGTAATTGCAATAGTAGCTAAATTCATTTCTTTTTGTTGTAATGACTTAGCAACTGTAATAATTACGTGTCCTACTTGAGCCTTTTTAATTGACCCACCCATTTGATCTGTTGTTACAACTTCAGATGAAATTGAGTTTCTATTACCTTGTGTTGCCGTCCAACCTGCGATATCCAATTCGTGACACATCGCTTCAAATCCTCGCATGACCGATCCTTCGCTTTTCCATTCATCACCTAACATCTTATCAGGAACAACACAATCAATATAATCTAAAATTATCATATCGATTTTTGTTCCTTCCGCAATCATCTTTCTAACTTGATTTTTAATCTGATTCATAGTTACGGTATCTGAAGCCAACTTTTTCATTATCAACTTATTTTTTCTTGTTGATTGAATGTGTTTAACTTTTTCCATAACTTCAGTTTTATTTTCAGATAAATCATCAGGATGAATACCTGTCCAAAGTGTAAAGTGTTTTCTTTGAATAATTTTTGGGTTGTCTTCAAAAAATATTTGAAGTACGTTATACCCTAAGTTAAATGCGTGATTTGCAATTTTGGTTGTGAACGTTGATTTACCAACTCCGGTAGGGGCTAAAATAACGCCAATCTCTCCTTTGGCTAATCCTCCTTTTAATAAATTATCAATACCGGCAACACCAATTGGAATTGGGTGTCTGTAATCGTCGTCCAAAACCTCATCAAGGTTAAAAAATACATCACTTGTTCCTTTATCAACTTCACCAACTTGTAGTGCTCCCCTAACCATTTCTTCTAACTTATCATAACTTTCAAAATCACCTTTGTCGATGATTGATTGTGCTTTAGTCATTACTTTTTGGAGCTCTTGCTGTTTGCAAAATTTTAAGGATTTTTCTTGAACAAACATAGACCCTTCGTCAGACACTTCTTTAACTTGCTTCAATGTATCTAAAACGCTCTTTTGAGCCATTGCAGAGGTGATTTCTGACTTGGTTAGTTGTTCTAAGGTATCAAATGTCGGTGTATGCTCATAATTTGAGTAATATTCTTTAATCATTTGACAAATGATTCTAAAATATTGGTTATCAAAATAATGAGGATCAATTACTTCAAGGATAGAATTAGAGAAATCTTTGTATGTAATAATGTTATTTAATAATTGAATTTGAAAAGTATTTCCTAAGTATCCGAAGTTTTTTTTGTCTGACATATTGTATAGAATTTAATGTGATTTACTAATAAATACTGTTAAACGAATGAATAATTCAAGTAATTAAAAGATAAATTTTTCTCTGATAAAATGTCAGTTAAGTCTCTTAAAATGTTTTTTATGGATGGGCGTATATCCAGGGTATATCTTACCTTTGGTGGGTATAGTTTTGCATCAATAATTCTATGACAAATTGTCTCATTTCCGACCTTTAAAATAATGTTAAATACTTCAGGTCCGTCTGTATTTGATGTTTCTAATACGGTTGGGTCTTCTTCAATTTGAAATCTATTTTCTAACATATAGACCATACTCTTATTTCTTAATTTTGTTTGTAGTTCTTCCGATAACTCTTTAATATACTCATATAGATCTACACTGTTTTTAACTTTAGGGTTATATCCCTTAACATTAAAAAATCTTTGTACAACAAAATTATTGTTAAGTGTCATTAAGAATTCAACCTTTATTACATCATTCTGCTCTTTCATAATTTTACTTTTTTGTTTTAAAATTGTTTTTTTCTTTTCTTGTTAACTTTAAAAATGGTTTTAAAAAATATACCCACTGTTCGTCCCCTTTTGGTAGGTATTTAAATAATCCGTCTTCCATCATCATCCGAATTAAGTTTTTATATCCTCTTCCGTCAGGATCCAATGACTCAGAGTAATATGCTTCAACTAATTCTTTTCCTTCTTCACTTATTAAGGGTTGTGACAAATCTACGATTTTTTTATTTATTTCAAAAAACTCGTCACCAAAAATTCCCTCTTTTGTTTTTCCTGTGAGTAAATTTTTAAGAACAGTATTATCTTTTTGTTCTTTTAAAAGTTCTTCACCTTTTGATAAAATATCCGAAAAAGAAACTTCTTTTTCAAGTATCTCAGGAAATAATTTGATAAATGTCTTTTCTCCTAAATAATAAATTCCATCAATATTATCTGATTTATCGCCTGATAATATTTTAAATGTTTTAACATTGTAGTGTGGGATTTCTATTTCGTGTAGTTTAATCATATCCCCCTTCTTATAGTACTTCTTTGTGTTGGGTGAATAGATCGTCACATCCTCTGAAATAAGTTGCGTAAGGTCTCTATCTGCACTAAATATTGTTTTATATTCTCCTTTTGATATTTGACAATAATAGGCAATTAAGTCATCCGCTTCAGAATTATCAAACTCAACTTGTCTAACAAACATTTCCTCTAAATATTGTTTAACTCGTTGTCTTTGATTGTAAAAGGATTCTTCTTTTAGTTGATTGTCTGATGGTTTTCGGTTGAGTTTGTATTTTGGGTAGATGATTCTTCTTTGGGACGAACTAGTTTCACCATCCCAAAATACTACAACCTTATTGAAGTTAGATTCGTCAATGAACCTACGTAATGTATTTAAGAAATGCCAAATACCTCCTATGTGTTGTCCGTTGTTAAAGTAATCTTTAACTCCGTGAAATCCTATTTTTAATAAGTTATTCCCGTCAACTAATAAAGTCTTGGTCATTAATTTTTTATTACAAGGTTCTTACTCTACTTCTTCTTTTTCTGCTTTCAAATCAAAGTCACCATCAACTCCAATAATCTCTTTCCAATACTCGGCATAATCTTTTTTGTATTGTTCAATTGATGCCTTTTCTTCTGACGCCTCCTTACCCGGTAAAAACCCGTGTGGTGTCACAATAATTTTACCGTCTTCAAATCCAAGTCCATTAATGTGGTTTTTCATAACCGATACTTTTGTTCTTGACGCAAACTTAACTGTTCGTTTGTCTTTTGTTGCGGTAATCTTAGTTGTACCAGCACCTTTTTGGTTTCCAAATAAAAATACTAAAGATGAATTTAACCAAATTGCTTCTCCACCTTTTGCTTTAATTTTTGGTTGACCAAATGGGTTGTCAGGTAATTCTACCCATGGTTGGTTAACAATGATAAGGGTATTTTCATATTTTGAATCGGCTTTACGTGATCCTGATATTCTTTGATTGATACCCATACCAATCTTGTCAGCCAATACGGATGCGTTGTGTTGTTTTCCGCCTTTACCTTCGTAAGTCATTTTACAAGGAACTGAACCAACAGAATCCCACATAATACATAATGAATAATCTAAATCACCTTTTTCTTGTGCGTCTAACAAATCATTAATGTAGTCTGTAATTTGTTCTATATAATCAAAATTATTATTGAATATATAAAATCCGTCCCATTCTAATTCTCCTGTTTCTGTGTCAACAACCTCCTCACATTCAAACCCCATAAGTTTAGCGTGTTCAAAAGACCACTTCTGTTCTGTAATAATAAAAACAGGAAGTATTCCTTTCTTTTGTGCATCTACTGCGGTTTTTACTAAGGCAGTTGTTTTACCTGTGTCTGAATGACCTAAGAACATATTGATGTGTCCCATAGCAGGACCTGGTAGTCCAACAGCATCTAAGAAAGGTTCACCAAGATCAAAAAACCTTTGTGGTTTATATTTTGCCGATGTGGAAAACTTTTTCTTTAATGAACTAAAATCATTCTTCTTTATTGCCATCTTGTTCGTTTAATATTTTTAACATGTCTTCAGTTACTTCAAACTTATCATCTCTTTTTACGTTGTATTTGTAAACCGTTGACAACATATCTAATTTGTCTTTAGCGTTTGTCATTTTTTCAACAAACTTATCCATTTCTTCTAAATGTTGTGGATGTTCACCAATACCAACAGGGTTATTAAAATAGATTAATAGTGTAGCTTCAGCTTCAGCCATTTCTGACCTATATTTCAAGGTCAGGGCTTCATACATTTTTTCTGATATTTTATTCATAAATTATTTTTTAGAAAGGTAATTCTTCTGATGGTTCTTCATCTGCTTGTGGATCTACAACAGGTGTTTCTTCTTTAACACCACCAAGTGAAATCTCGGCTTCTTCACCATAAACATATTTTTTAAGGTCTGAATTCCAAATTGGTGTCTCACCTACCGCAACTGCTTCTAAATATTCAACAGGTTTTTTAGAATAAACATCATTCCAAGTTAATTCATCTTTAACCCAACCATCCATGATTTCTTTATCTTCGTGTAATGGTGCAGGATCGTCATACATAATTGTTTGAACAACGGTATACTCTTTTCCTTGTGGTGTTTTTGCCTTTATTAACTCAATGATTAAGTCTCTACCTTTTTCAGCATCAGTAACATCACCTTTTGCTTTCCAAATAGGAAGGATCTTATCTAAGACACCTTCTTGTTTGTAGTTGTGTTTAAATCTCCAAAACTTAACACCATCTTGTTCGTTATCTCTATCAATAACTTTAACAATGTAAAACAATCTTGCTCTGTATTGTGAAGCTAAATCTTTATCCTCTTTTTTACCTGTAGAAATAAGTTCATTATAAACTTCGGTAAGTGGGGATATTTCGTTGTCATTTTTATCAGGGTCATACAACTTTACCCATTGACCATTAACTTGAATTTCATGATACCAAACCTCAACAAATGGTGATGAACCATCTTTTGTTGGTAAAATTCTAATTCTTTTTTGTGCTGATTTCTCATTTTTTTGAAGAATAGCAGAAAAATACTTCTTCATTCTGTCTTCTTGAGAAATGTTTGATTTTTGTGAACCTCCACTTGGTTGTGAGTTCTTTTCGTACTGAGCGAGTACCGCATCTAAAGCATTTGACATAATTTGTTTTTTTAAAAATTTATACTCTTTTATCTGAATAAAATATAAGTATAAATCTAATAATGTCAAATAAAAAAGGTTCGGATAACCGAACCTTAATTTTTACATTTCTTCTTCGTCGTCATAAACGTTAAACGTCTTTTTAATTTCTCCTGGTGAAAAGTTTTCAACTTCATCAGACGTTAAAACATATTCATTTTTTCCTGTTTCTTCCATTTCTTGTTTTTTATCATCAAAAAAATCAGTTAGTTTTTGGTTATATGGGTATGAATCTAAAGATCTTAACATAAGTTTTTCTTCAGGTGTTTTTTCTCTATATTTATCAAATTTAGTTTCTAAAGAATTAATCTTATTCATAATTTGATCCATGTGTGATAATTTTGATTGTAAATCATCAAGTCTACTAAATAAACTATTCATTAATTCTTCCTGTTTATCTTTAATATCCTGTTGTGTTGTAACTAAATCTGTTATATCAATTTCTTCAGATTCTTCTTCTTCACCACCTTCTTCAGGGGTTTCCGCGCCTACTTCTTCAACATCAGGGTCTTTTGCTACGTCAATAGGCTCAGGAACCTCAGTAGGTGTTGTAGTGTCACCACCTTCTGCCGGTGGTGGTGGTGCGGCCGCTGGGTCTGCCGGTGGAGGTGTTTCCGCAGCAGGGTCTGCCGGTGGTGTCGCGGTTGCCGAATCTTGTTCATTAATAACATATCTATTTATATCATTAAATCTTTTAAGTTCCTCAATAATTCTTTTGTCTAAATTCATTTTAGTATTTATTTAACCATTCAATAATGTTTTAACACCCGCAGGTGTTTCAACTCGTAATGTCCTATTTTTATTGATTGTATTATCAACCCTCTC